ACGGACGGATTTTTAGTTGGCGACAAGGTAACTGTAACAGGCACAACGTTCAATGATGGAATCTACACCATCGATAGCTTGGACGCTACAACTCTGTACGTAACTCTAACGGACTTCCTAACCAACGAAGGTCCAGTAACAGGTGCATACATTACTACTGGAACTCAAGACGCACCAAAAGACCCAAAGAACACTTACACAGAAAGTACTATGAGAGTTGTATTCGATGCGCCTTATACATTGGGAGTCGGTTATCCAGATGCACAATCCGTTAACTTCTCAACAACAATTATCGGTGCGGATGTAATGGCCCTTTATCCATCAGAAACAAGCAAGCTATTCACTAGCGCGGCACTTCATACCGGAGACGGAAAAGTATTCGCGTACAAGAGATTTCCTAAAAAGTCCATCTCTTCTCTAGTTAACTTGTCCATTTCGTGGATCATTACTTACTAAGCAATAAATACATAGGCTAAACAAAGGCGAATAGAAGATGGCACTTACACCAACAAAAATACCAGTTTATCAGATTCAAGTTGGCGATCCAGTATCGCCAACTATTGCCAATGACCCTCACTTAGACCTAGAAGGAAATATCGATAACATTCTATCGTACCTTCAGGATGCTTCTACCGGATACTTCGAACAGAATGCATCTACTACTACCGGACTAACGTTCGGTTTTCGTGCTGGTCTAATTAGAAAGAATAACACAATAGTAGTGGTTGCTGGCGGCGCACTAGGAATGGTCGCATCACAAACCAACTACGTAGAAGTCGATGATGCCGGAACAGTTGCGTCAAATACCGCAGGTTTCACATCTGGAAAAATCCCTCTTTGGATGGTCGTTACAGACGGTTCGTCCATTACTAGCGTAACCGATAAGCGTACTCCATTTACTATCGTTTCCGCATCGAACATTCCATTCACTCCTGCTTCTGGACTCGTTTCTACGGACGTTCAGGCAGCGGTTGCAGAATCGTATTCGAATGCTTCGAACGTAGGTATTGCATTCTCGGTCGTATTTGGCAGCTAAATAGAATAAGGAATCAAAATGGCAAACACATTCAAAAATAAATCGGCAGTAATCGCAGCGACGGCAACCACTATCTATACTGCGCCAGCCGGAACACAATCGGTAATTCACTCTTTGTTTCTATCAAATGTGGATACTTCGGCAAACATCAATGTAACACTTGAACTGTATGACACGTCTTTGACTACGGCATACAAGATTCTATACAACGTGCCCATTCCAGCCGGTTCAACGCTCGTTCTAGATAAACCTATCAATCTAGAAGCAACGGATCAGCTAAGAGCGACATCGAGTGTTGCGAGCAAGATCGAAGCAGTAGTGTCTGTTCTAGAAATTTCATAATAAAGGTTGAATAAGTAAATGTCTTACGTAGGCGTAGTTAGACCAACAGAAACTTCATCTCAGGTTTTCACAGATACCTTTACCGGTACTGGCGTTGAAACGATCTTCACGTTATCTAACGCACCGATCAGCGAACAACATTTGTTCGTAACGATCAACGGTGTAATGCAGCATGGAAGCGCCTACAGTGTGGTGGATACGACCCTTACTTTCTCTGAAGCGCCTGCTGATGGAGACGCCATCGAAGCACGCATCATTTCTAACGTTGGTGTAGGTTATCTTCCACCAGACAATAGCATTCAGAGTAAACATCTTGCGCCACAATCAATCAGTCGCGATAAACTGACCAATTACAACTTTAATACGGTAAGACAAACTGTTCTTTCCGGCAGAGTCGATTCTGATGGTTATGCGAACTTTATTGAAACCTCTGGTTCACTTTCTTGTGATTTAAAAGCGTCTACTGATCCAGTAATCGTATCGTTCTCAAGTGGGTTTGATGAATTGGGTTCTCTTGATTATATTTCTAAAATTGATATAGATCAAAATGGTTGCTGGACCGGTCTGCCGGCAAGTAATGTTTCATACTTGTATGCCGAACGAAATGCAACTACTGGTGTTGTTAGTTATGGTCATAGCTTGGTACCAACACAATATTCACACGCATTCGATAAGACCAAGCAATCACTACTTCATTTTGATGGCGTAGATGCAAGTACTACCATTGTAGATGAATACGGTAATACATGGTCTGTTGGCGGTAATGCACAAATAGACACAGCACAAAGTAAGTTTGGTGCTTCTTCTTTACTATTGGACGGAACCGGTGACTATGCTACCAGTAGTAGTTTCACATCCTTGAATACAGAGGGTTGGACTTTAGAAGGCCAAGTTAGATTTAATGTACTCCCCGCATCGACTGCCGCTATGGATTTGGTAGACGCTCTTAACGCTAGTTACTTCGGGGCAAGATTACAAGTCTACAATAATGCCGGTACATACCAATTAAGATACTACCTATCTTCAAGTGGAACGTCTGCCGATATTGCTGCTGCGACCGCAGGAACAATCACAGTTACAACAGGAGTTTGGTATCATTGGGCAATTACTTATGATCCGGTTGCAGGAGCATATAAAGCTTATTGGAATGGAACCCAAATCCTAAACACAGCATCAACATCCAAAATTGCATCAATCACCGGTATCTGGTTAGGGATTCACCCAAATACTTTCTCCCAACCACTGAATGGTTGGATTGATGAATTCCGCTTCTCTCCATGCTGCCGTTATCCTGCTGGATCAACGTTCACGCCATCTGTCTCTGCATTCACAACAGATGCACAATGGTTCAGCTTAGCTAATTTCAAATACTACGTTGGTGATCCGGTTTCAGGATGGACGCAAAAGCAACGAGTTTTGATTGGTGAAGCTACAACAGGAACAACAAACGTTAGCAGCACAATTACATATGCGCTACGTGGTGAATATCATGGTGTACAAGAAACGATTGCTGCTGCAACTGGATATATTTTCTCTCATAACATAGGTGTAAATGATACAACTCCAACTATTCGTTTGGAGTGCAAAACTGCCGACGTGTTATATGTACCAGGAGAAATAGCACACACATTTAGTGACGGTAACGCTGGTACGGGAAGCGGTTGGTATGGTGCCGCCCTTCGTGTATATGGCAGAAACGTTTTGAGAATGTCGATGGGTACAAGTGGGGTAGGTGTTATTAGCGCCAGTGCAAACGTTTCTCCATTTACCGCAGGTAGCTGGCGAGCAAAAGTTTTTGTGAAGCGTAATTGGTAAATAGTTTCAGATAGAGAGAATTCATAACACATGGCATACTTAGGCATTGAACCAAGATCAGGTAACTTCCCTGTAGATTATTTCACAGGTAATGGAGATACCGTCGTTTTTACCCTACAAACTGCGCCTGCAACTTCAAGCGCAATCCTTGTGGTAATCGATGGTGTAACCCAATCACCAAACACTTACACTGTAAATGGAAAGACACTTACTTTCTCTGAAGCTCCACCACTTACTGTTGCGAACAACGTAGTGGTTCTTCATCTTGGTAAGCAGTTGGATATGGGTACGCCTGCCGATGGGACGATCTCGACCGCAAAAATCCTAGATCAAGCTATCACTCGTTCAAAGTTGGTTAATGAAGTTGCACTAACTAGCGTTAAACGACAAACAGTTCTTACCGGCAGAGTAGACGCAAATGGTCAAGCGAACTTCTTGGACGCTGCATCTGGATTGAACGTTAGTGTTGCTGCTTCATCAGCACCGCTAGCTGTATCATTTGCTGCCGGTTTTGATGATATCGGCGCGGTTGATTACGTGAAGCGTATTACCACAGATGCAACGAATGCTTTCGCAGGACTTGCAGCAAGTTCTAACGTGTTCATGTATATCGACCGTAACGCTGGTGCTATTTCTTATAGTCATGTGAAAAATCTTGCTCCTATTTACGGCGACTCCTACATTAAAGCGGATGGTGCTGGCAAGTCACTCCTTCACTTCGAAGGTGTAGATGCTTCTACAACGATCACCGATGAAAATCCTAACAACACTTGGACCGTAACTGGTAATGCTCAAATCGATACTGCCCAATTTAAGTTCGGTACATCTTCTCTATTGTTTGATGGTACTGGTGATTACATCACAACTACTAATACAAATTGGAACGTAAATCGCTTCGAAGCTTCTTGTTGGTTCAGATTAAATGCGGTTGGTATAGAACAATCGATAGTTGCTCTTGGATTAGGGACAGGTGGTTATACCGGCCTTTGGGTATCAACTTCACCAACTAACAAGATCAAGCTTTACCTTAGTTCAAACGGTGCGTCTTCTTGGGATATCGCAAACGGAACGCTAGGAACTACTACACTTGTCACCGGGACATGGTATCGCGTAAGAGCAATAAGGACCGCTACTGCTTATAAAGTATACCTATCAGTTAATGGTGCAGCGGAAACGGAAGAGATTTCAGTAACCTCTTCTACATCAGTTTATTACTCATCACAGATTCGTATGGGTATGAACCCAAACGCAGCGAATTCACCTATGAATGGTTGGGTCGATGAATTCAAACTAGTCTGTCCAGCGGAAACTACTGCCGGAACAGAAACGCCTCCTATTACTGCGTTCATGGGTCTTCCCGTAAACAATGAACACTGGTTCGACTTATCTCAATACAAGATGAAGTATTGGAACGAAAGTCTTGCGACTTGGACAGAAGTACAAAGAGTATTCGTTGGTGAAGCGGTTACTGACGCAACGAGTGTAACCAGCGTGGTTACTTATGCGTTGAATGGAAAATATCAATCAACAGAAACCGCTATTCCCGCCCTCGCAACTAGAACGGCGTTTAACGCAAATCTAGGAGTAAAAAATATCAACGAACCAGTTATGTATATTAAAAACTCCGGTGCCGAACAAAATTATACGGCAGGGATGGTTTTTCGTCCTTCTGCGGGTGGTCATGCTAATTACGTTTCAACTGCATCCGTTGTAGTGGAAGATAGAAACATATTGTCTTTTACGATAGGTAATTCGGGTGGAGGTTTGTACCTTATCAATAGAACAACAGGCGCATCAGCAACAATTATCCCCTCAAAATGGTTAATGTTTATTACTGCCGACCGTGGATGGTAAGTTGAATGGCGCTTACCAAGGTCAGAAAGCAAGTAATAGGGACCGATCAACTAATACCCATAGGGGTAGTCGCTCCATTCACTGGACATGCTCTTAGTAATAGTTGGTTGATGTGTGATGGGTCTGCCGTAAGCAGAACAACCTATCCATCTCTATTCGCTATCGTTGGAACTACCTACGGTGTTGGTGACGGTTCCACTACCTTCAATCTTCCTGATATGAGAGGAAGAGCAGTTGTCGGAAAGGATGATATGGGTGGAGTTGCGGCAGGAAGAATTACTGCCGGTTGGGGTATCACTCTAGGCGGAAACGCAGGAGCAGAAACCCATACTCTAACAACGAATGAAATTCCATCTCACACGCATACACACAAAAGAAAGTATGTAACGGGTGGAACAACTCTCGGCGGCGATCCGAATAACTTGAACTCTTACACAGATACCAGTGGAAGTACGGGTGGTGGAGCGGCACATAACAACGTCCAACCTTCTCTGGCGGTCATTTACATGATAAAGGCACTCTAAATGGCCCTCGTTAAATTAACACAACAACTGATGGCGGATGACGCAAGCATTCCTACCGGAACTATCTTTCCTTATGGCGGTGAAACTGCGCCTGCCGGTTGGTTACTATGTGATGGATCGATTGTTAGTAGAACTGACTACGCAGAATTATTCGAATCCATAGGCGAATCCTACGGAGAAGGAAACAAAGTATCTACCTTCGGTATACCAGATATGAGAGGAAGAATCCCTGTTGGTTTGGATAATATGGGCGGAACCTCTGCAAATAGAATTACGGGTGAGTGGGCGGATGTTCGTGGTGGGAAATCCGGTGCAGAAACAGAGACGTTGGATACAAATAAAATACCGGCGCACACTCATGGTTACTTTAGAAAAATAACTACTGGTGGTTCAAGTGCCGGTGGCGACCCAAATAGTATCACCAATACAACTATAAATATGGACAACACAGGTAGCGGAATGGGGCATAACAACATGCAACCATCTCTAGTAGTTAACTACATTATCAAGATATAAGAATGGCGCTTACAAAAGTATACACAGGCGCATTGCCGACCGGAATTATTCTCCCTACCGTTAGTTCATCTATTGTCGGAACGGCATGGTTGATGTGTGACGGGTCTGCGGTAAGTAGAACAACTTACGCGAACCTGTTTGCAACCATCGGAACGAAATATGGTTCTGGCGACGGAAGTACGACTTTCAATCTTCCAGACTTTCGCGGTCGCGTTCCTGTTGGTAAAGACAACATGAACAACAAAGACGCGAACGTTGTCACCAATACGTGGGGTAAGACATTAGGCGGCGCTGCTGGTTCGGAAACCCACACACTAGCTACTGATGAATTACCTGCACACGGTCATACATATACTTACAAAGCTACGGTAGGCGGTGAGTCGGGCGGCGGTGATGTGAACAACTTAGGAAACTTGACGGTAGATAGTAATGCCACAGGAGGTGGTTTATCACACAACAACGTTCAGCCATCCATCATCCTAAACTACATCATAAAAACATAAAGCGAAAACACATAAATAAGACTATGGCAAACTTACATTATCATCCAGACAACCTAATCTACATTCGTACTAATGACGGTACGTATATTGATACTCCTGAAAACTTCATGTTGGACTACGGTTCTCCTTATCCAGCACTACCAGAAGGATTCAACGAAGAGTTTTATGAACCGAATGTAAAGCGTTACATCGTCAATCATAAGACCGGTGAGTACAAACCAAGAGGAATGCCGTTCGCATTCGGAGACGATGTGATCTCCAAGTTTCCTATCATCGTCAATAATAAGGCGTCTCGCTCAGTTGTCTCCATTCCCCTAGAGACACAAAGAGCGCAAGCATTAGCGGCGATTGATGGAAAGGCCGGTGCAGTACGTTCACGCTACATTACGATTGCCGGTGGACAGGAAGCGACCTATCTCATGAAAGCATCCCAATCAAAAGCATTCAAAGATGCCGGTTATCCAATAGAAAACATTGCTAGTTATCCACTTGTTAAAGCTGAGGCAGATGCTACCGAAGACACATATCAGCACGCCGCAGATGTCATTCTATACACAGAAGGACTTTGGGGGGAAATTGCGGCAAACATAGAGCGCGAAAGACGTAAAGGAAAAATCAGAGTAACAAACGCGACTGACTACGGTCAGATAGAAAATGAAAAGAACGCAGCGATTGCTGCCCTAGATTTGCTATAAGTGAGAATTTGAAATGGCGCTAACGAAAGTACAAGCAACAAACATCAAAACACTTCCTGCCCTTACAGGTGAGTCCCTTGGATTGGTCATCAAAAATAATGACACAAATCCAAACTTCCAATTAGATATTACGGCGGAAGAAATTATCCTAAGAGATGCAAATCTTAATGTTGGCTTTGTAACTTCCGTATCCAATACAGTAGATATTACGGTTTCTGGTGTTAACGGATTGGATACCGGAACTGAAGCGGTAAATACGTGGTATCACATTTGGTGTATTGCTAAAGAAGATGGAACCAAAGGATGTCTTCTTTCCGCTAGCTCGTCATCTCCAACTTTGCCTTCCGGTTATACCTACAAGGCAAGAATAGGTGCAGTGTATAACGACGCTGCCGGAAATTTCCGTGATTTCATGCAACGCGGAAAGAGAGTAATGGCAAATTCAACTGAATGGGTGGCGTTAGCTTCTGGTGCATCGGCAACTAGAGCATTAATTGATATGTCAGCGTTTGTTCCCCCAACGTCAACACGAACCCACCTCCATACCGAACACCGATACACAACTACCGGTCGATCTTTGGTTAATTTTTTTACAACATCTACCGCCACGAACCCTATATTTACCACAGATATAACGGGTGCGGGTGCGGCAACTTATGAGGGGTACAATACCGTGTTAGGTTTGGTTCTCCCAAACCAACAACAAATCTATTACTTTCGTTCGTCCGGAACAACCGCAGTATGGGTAATTGGTTTTGATTTGTAAAAGAAAGGAAATCTATAAATACATTAAACAACTATAACTATTACTACTAAGGATTGTTTAATGGAACCTACTTTTCAGCTTATATTCAACATCGCCGTTGCTCTTGCAGGAGCATTGGGATTATTCTTTCTAAAGCGAGTATTTAAGATGTTTGATGACCACAACACACGTCAAAACGAGCTATCCAAAGAAGTCAAAGACCTTGCCATTAAGCTTCCATCCGATTACGTTCACAAGAATGACTTCAATCATGCGGTAGACGCCATCTTCCAGAAGTTAGATCGCATCGAAAGCAAGATCGATAAGAAGGCAGACAAAGAGTAATTCTCCGTCGCTAAATAAGTACAAAGCGAAAGGATTAATTACTCTATGGCACTTCCAACCAAAACCACAATCACACAGATTCAACTTAAAGACCCTGTTTCTCCATCGGTTGCGAACAAACCTCACCAAGACATCGAACTAACACTAGATGCAATCATTACCTATCTAGGTTCATCTACAACTGGTTACTTTGAAAAAGATGATGCAACCACTACTGGACTGACATTTGGTTATCGTGCAGGTAAAGTTCAGTTCAACAACACCATCGTTGAAGTTGCCGCAGGAACACTTGCTCTTACCGCTTCAAACACAAATTACATCGAAGTCGATTCTGCCGGAGTGGTTTCAGTCAACACATCAGGGTTCACTCTAGGAAAGAAACCTCTTTGGGTACTTGTTGCAGATACAAGTACTATCACTACCTATTCAGATAAAAGAACTTGTGTAGATAATTCTAACGCAGTCGATAAACTCCTAGTCGGAACAACCACTGATGATGGCGTAAACAAGCTGCAAGTCAATGGCGATATTCGCGTTGATGGCACAACCGCTACCACGGTTGGTGCGGCAGGTGCGGCATCCGCCTTACCTGCTACTCCTGTTGGTTATCTCCAAATCAACATCGGTGGCACAAACTACAAACTCCCTTACTACAACACCTAATCGTTAATTCGCACCTTTCTAGCTAAATACCATATAAATCTAGAAAGGTGCGAACATGATTCTAATCTCCACTGGTCACAATCCAAAGCAGCAAGGCGCTGAATGGAACGGTAAGACTGAATACAAAGAAGGCATGAAGTGGACAGCACTCATTATGCGTAAGCTTGATGAAGCTGGACACAATGTCGCTTATGTTCCCACTGGTACCCTCACCGAAAAGGTGAAGTACATCAACTCTACGAATGGTGTGAAGGTTGCCATTGAAATCCACTTCAATTCCGACCCCGGTCGGAAAGGCAGAGGCAGCGAGACGCTTTTCTGCCCTGGTTCTACGAAGGGGAAGGAGTTGGCAGAGATGATTCAATCGGCATTCAAAGCTAAGAACATCTGTCAGCCTAACCGTGGTGCGAAAGAAGGATGGTATCGAATGGATCGTCCAGATCACGTTGACTATGTAGGCGACGTTAATGGTGACGAGAAGATCGATTACTTCCTCAAGTCAACTAATCCAGTAGCAGCAATCGTTGAACCTGAGTTCATGCACAACCTAGACAAAGTAGATATGGATGCAGCTTGCCAAGCAATTGCTGACGCCATTGATCAGTTTTACACAAAACATTACGAGTAAGCACACATGTTCGACCAATTCATCACAATCGTTTCCGATCCTCTATTCATGGTTATCCTTGGATTCATCGCCCACTTCCTGAAGGAGATGGTACGTATCCAAACCGAAACCAAAACCTTCATCTCACCACTTGATTATTTCCTCAAGTACCCATACCAGACCATTCTAGGCGTCATTGGATGTTTAGCAGGTATGGTACTATTGAATGAAATGCAAGAAGTTTCCGCTATCAATGGATTCGCTCTAGGGTACATGGCAGATTCAGCCGTGGACATCATTGGTAAACGTGGGAACTTAAAGCAAGATCAGCAATCTTAAGCTATATAAATAAAAGCAATCTGGTCGTCTTCAAAAGGTTTGTCCGTACCAGTGATATAGATTTATAAGTCTGTATCAGATGAAACTTACAATTAGAAATCCATGCTCTGCCTTTGCCCACTTTTCTGCAACATGGTCCCTGGTAAGTTAGGTGCATTCCTAACTCGATCTACGCACAGGATGTGCTACATGGGAGGAAAACGAATATTCCGATGTCAGTTCTAGTGTGAATTGAATATCTGGTGAAGATTTATTGAATCTTTGTAATCTTGAGCAATTGTTAGTGTTCTTTCTAATCATTGCTCAAGATTACAATCTCTGAATCGACCAGGGAGGAAGAAAGTGGGTCATTCCGTCTTGAGTAAGTACTAAGAGATAAATTTATGATACTTGGATTAAAGATTAAGATAGCACTGGCAGCAATCGCCCTTCTTGCAGTTGGATATGTGGTTTGGGATTACTCTTCACTTCGTTCACGCAACGCGCAACTTTCCTCACAAGTCGCTACTCTAACCGAACAGAAGAACAAGTTGGTTGAAGAAAAGAGATTGTTGAATATTGATTTAGATAACCAACGAGTCCTGAACATAAAACTCAATGGACAACTTCTCGCATCGCGTGAACAGATGAATCGTATGGTTGTTCTGTTTTCCGATCACGATTTCCAGAAGCTTATAGAAAAGAAACCTGGACTAATCACGATTCGTATGCAGAAGGCCACTGAGAAGGTTTTTAGAGAGATCGAAGAGGCATCCAAGCAATGAGACACCCTATGTTAGTTATCGCCCTGTGCGCCTTCCTAGGCGGCTGTAGCTGGTGGAATACGAAACCCACTACTGACCATGTTGATGTGTGTAATCAACCTCCTGCCGCAGACCCTATCGTCATGCGTGAAGTCGATCCAGTAGTCATCAAGGATTCGTATGGCATCAGTTGGGTGGCGATTACTCCCAAGCATTACGAAAACCTGTCTCTAAATACCCAAGAGACTTTGAAGCATATCAAGCAACAGAATGCGGTTATTGAGTATTACAGAGAGTGCTATAAGAAAAAGTAGGTTGTATGAGGAAAAGTAATAAAACGGATAAGTGTATACGGTGCGGCGAAACTAGTTCTCGATACACAACCGGTATGTGCAATTCCTGTTATTCTAAGAAACGATTCGAACGATTAACCCCAACAGAATGTTCTCAATGTAAAGAAATAAGAAAGTGTCCTTATATTGGACCTACCTGTCAAAGTTGTTATAAAAGGACGATCAACCCAAACATTAGAAAAAGAACAAAAGCCAAACTACGGAGAGATGGGTTATCGGATCGTCAAGCATTTAACAATGGAAAGGGTGCGGCAAAGTCTAGAAACAAGGAATGGACTCTATCGTTCGATGAATATACCTATTTTAGATCGCAAAGTTGTTTTTACTGTGGCGGTGAACTTCCAAAGAGTGGGGTTGGTTTGGATAGAATAGATAGTAAAGGTGGATATACAAAAGAAAACGTTGTTCCTTGTTGTACTTCCTGCAACATTATAAAAGGACAAAACTTAAGCCTTACAGAGACGTTATCCGCCGTTCAGGCTATCAAGAATTCACAACAAGAAACGCTTACTAGAGTTATGAACGACAACGTTCATATCGACACTAGAACTATATTCTTGTTCGGAGACATCAATGAACAGGTTGCCGTATCCTTTAGGCAGAAGTTTGAGTTCTTAGTAAAGATCAACAAGTTTGCACCAATCAATATAAACATTATGTCCAACGGAGGGGACTGGTATAGTGCTTTGGGTATGTACGACACTATTACTACCAGTGATACACCAGTTTATTGTTATGGAATGGGCATGGTGGCGAGTGCGGCAACGATAATCTTCGCGGCAGGGGACGAGCGAGTATTGTATCCTCATTCTACCATATTGATTCATGATGGTACGGAATACTTTGAAGGTAAAACTGTGGATGCGAAGCAGACTCTTTGGGAAATGGCAAGACAATCGGATGTTATGTATGCCATATATGAAAAGAATTCGAACAGAGACAAAGAGTTTTGGAAAGGAAAGTGCTCTTCAGAGTTTTATGTATCCGCCGAAGAAGCGGTAGATTTGGGTATAGCGGATAGAATTGAACTTCCAAAAGAGAAAATACGTTAGTGAAGATTGCAGACATTCGACCAAACGGAATTAAAGAATTCGAAAAGTACATTAGTGAGAAGTACAAAGTCGAAACTTTTTGGTTGTACGAAGAGCGCGGAATGCTGAAGCTGGATATGATCAAGGTTGCAAAAGGCGACCGCAAGCAAGGCATCGGTACGGCAATCATGGAAGAACTCACAGCCTTCGCAGATCGCCTAGGAAAGATGATCGTACTTTACCTAGGTCAGAAGGACGACAGGCATGGAACTACGTCCAGCGACCGTCTCAGACGGTTTTACAAGCGGTTTGGGTTCGTGGACAACAAAGGGCGCAATAAGGATTACACCCTTAGCTACTCGATGTACCGGAAACCAAAAAATTCATAGCTTTTCCAGTTCGTTTATTGTCTTAATGATATCGTGGGCAGAACCCTTTATTGCCACCTTATCAAAGATGTTTATGGTAACAATTGCCCTACCATTATTCAGTTCGTTCATTATCGTATAGCTTATAAATCCTTTGTCCTGTAAATGGTCAATGATAACAAGCGACCCATCCGGAACGTTCCAAGCAGACGGAAGACCTTGAACCCCGTATTCAAGGAATCCAAGAAACCACTGTATGGCGGCAGAATATTTGTTCATTCTGCACCGATGTCAAAACCGTGGTCCAGAGTCGGCCATCCATGATTCGTCAGGATTCCGCAGACGGCAATGAATCCGCCTTCCTTGTTCTTGAATGATACAGTGTAGTCGCGATCAGCCGGTTTCAGATCGGCATCGGATGTTTCGACTTCCACATCCCATTCTTGTACGGCAGGAAGGAAACCGGCGCTTTCCAGGCGTTCGGTTGCGTAGGCGAGCAGACGCTTCGCCAGACCGGCGCTGATTGATTCGTCAGTTTCAACAAGCGTGCGCGGTAGTGCTTGCCCAACCATATCAAAAC